TATTATATTGCATTATCAAATGCGGATATAGACTATTCAAGTCAAAAGATACTACCCAATCATATTTGCCAGGTATTGGTTCTTTTACATATGCTCCTGCGTACTTTTCGTTCTTTTGTGATCTGTTTTTTGGAGGAATTACAATATTCCTTCTCTTCAAATAATTGTAGATAATCGTATCCCACATTCTTACCTGATAGAAGACATCATTATAATTAACTTTAGCATCATATGCCATAGTCAATGCCAACTCAATCAATTTCATCTTGTCTTCTAGACGGTCAACAAGTTCAACGTCAATGATGTTGTATTCAATAAACTTCTGCCATCCTTTTGTATAGAAGTCTTTGAATGTATCATACTCACTGTGATCTAATTTTTGCTGACCCAGTTCAACCTTTGCAATGTAATCTAATCGATATGATTCTTGTGCTTTATAAGTAAACTTCTTATATAAATCTAGATAATCAAGTTGTGTGACACCACCAATATCAAATGTAGTATGTCTCCTTCCCATAAGATGTATCTCACCTTCAGATACAAGACCCCAAGGTGACATGCGTTTCATTGTCTTTTCACCAAGCACACGATTAATACGTTTGCAAATATATGGTATATCGTATAGTTGTATGTTCCATCCTGTTATCACATCTGGAACATCTTGCATCCAATAATTAATAAAGGTGCGAAGTAAATTCTCTTCAGTATTACAACAATGATATGTCACATTCTTTTGTGTATTATTAAATGGTTTAACACCCCATGTAATAATTTCTTTTGTTGTATAATCCTGTATTGTAATCGCAAGGATTTCTTCTACACAAGATTCAACATCAGGGAAACCTCTTTCGGATGATACCTCAATATCAAGAGTAACTAATTTAACTTTACTAATATCAAACTTGATCTCATCTTCTGGATATTTTTCTGATATGTATTGATAGATATAACGATCATTTCCATATATTTCAAATCCCTCAACTTCATCATACTTCTTATAGAAGTCCCGACAATCTCTGACCGAACCTGGATGGATTGCTTCAACTGCTTCTCCATTCAAAGTTTTATATTTAGTTTTCTTTTTAGATTTAACAAATAAGGTAGGGAAAAATTCATCCCTATGTTCATACCTTCTTCCATTCTCAACTCCACGAACCAGAAACTGATTCCCTATCAATTGAACATTAGTGTAGAACTTCATTTAAGGAGGTTTTGATATTTCTCAAGTAGTGTAGGTTTAGGTTCGACAAGAGTTAAGATCTTATCTGATGATATCATAAATTCATTTTGAGTGGTAGCTTCCACCAACCAAGGAGTTAGAGTATCAGTATCTCCAATAACCATTGGTTCAGTTAATTTACAGTCAGGTTCACCTGGTACTGCTGCTGGCATTTCCTCAATCTGTGAGACCAACTTTAGATTGTTTGTTAGAACTATCAGTTGTATCATCGGTTTTTCCATTTTGTTTTAATACCTGTTTTTTGTACATGTCAAGAACTTTATCTATTGGTGAGAACATAGTTACCACCCATTCTGTAGAAAGTGGAACTTCTTTTTCTTTTGCCAAAGGAGCCCACGGATGCATTCTAATTCTTACCTCTGATGATCCTTCAGTATTTGGATCATCATCTTCTGCAGTTAAAGGAGCAGAACTAACCAATTTAACCACACAAGGTTTAGTAAGTAAATAACCCATAACCTGATTGTCAGAGGTCATCATCTCCTTTACGTCAGCAATTACATCCTCTCCAGATTTTAGAACCAAAATTTTAATGGTCATAATTTCTTCATACCTCTTATTAGTATAGCAAAGAAAAAGCACCCTGTCAAAGGGTGCTGATCCATCTCGAACTAATTGTATTTATAGCCAATCTTTACGAGCATAATGTTCTGGGACAATCTTACTAACTGTTACTGTTAGTAATCCATCTTCAAACTCAACNGACTTAACTTCTGTNTCATCAGTTATAGTCCAAGATCTACTAAAAGATCTTTGTGCTAATCCTTGATGAGTATAGTTAGACTTTTCTGTACTCTCTTCTTTACCACCTTCAATATTAAGTTTACCATGTTCAGTGTAAACCTTAATGTCTTTCTTTTTGAAACCAGCAAGAGCAACCTCAAGCTTTGTTTCTACATTGTTTACCTGAATAATATTGTAAGGGGGATAATTCTGTTGTGTTGGAGTATGAAAAAAACGATCAAGATAATCGTCCATTCCTATTCCATTTTGTCTAATTACCTTCATCAATTCTGGAAGGTTTTCGACATGATACCTTGCTAGGTTACCCATAATAGTAGCTCCTTAATAAGCGAGTTTGTGTTTTGTGAACCCTTTCGGCGNTCATCTATATTTATAGCACAGATCATAAAAAAACGGGGTGTTGAACCCCGTAGTTTTTTATTCGGTTTCCTGTTTAGTTTTCTTACCTATATTATATTTCTGCTCTAGTATCCAATCTCCTTTATCCTTGTATGCAAGAACCTTTATTTGATTAAGAGGTGCTATATCAGAAATATCTGTTTCTCTTACTATTGAGATAAGACCCCAATCAGAAAGTAACTTGGCAATCCTATTACGTCTCTGTACGTCATTGCTTGTAAGGTTAGCATGTTTACCATCAAGGGCAAATAACTCCTTGAAGTGAACTATAAAGTATCTTCCCTGCTTATGAAGAATATGGCAGGACTGATATAATTTCTTTTCCTTTCTACTTGCTACACCAATTCTTGTTAAGGTTTCTCTAACCTTAAGAAAATCATCTGGTTCGTTTAGCATGACCTCTACCATGCTATTCTGCGTCCATTCTACAATGGGCTCAGCTGTTACAGTCATCTCATTCCTCCAGTATCAAGTCGTTGTTTAATAAATTTAATTTGGTCGGGGGTTAATATCTTTAAAGCATTAGATGCTTTTTCGTTACTATAACCATAGTATTGTTTGACGATTTCGAGGTCTGTGACTTTATCCTTGCGGAGCCAGGGACTAAATCTTTTCTTTTTTCTCAAAGTATTTAGATAAAAAGAATATTGCATGTCTTTATCAAGGAAAGAATATTTATTCATCTCATTCACAAACATAATACAATCAAGATTACCTGACAAACAACGATTGATAATATATGGTGCATATTTCTTTATAACATCAGGGTCTTCCTCTACCAAATTCTCCTTGGTAAAGTTTATAGAATTTAACCAGTCTTTAAGTTCAGTCATTTCGGTAGTTTCCTATTGAAGTTCCAGTAATCAAATTTTAACCAAGTATAGTATATCCCACATAAAAACTTTTGCACAAAATATTCCAGAAGAAGTATTGAAAGAATAATATATTTTTCAATCATCTTATAATTTGGATATCATCATCTTCTGTCCAAAGTTCAACTTTATCTCTGAAGCGATTATCACTGTGAAGTTTTTCATATCTCTTGGTTGCTTTTCTCTTCCACCAAGAAATAATATTATCCAGATGAAACTTATCCCAATTAGGGCCACGAACCAATTTCTCATCCTCACCAGCAATAACCTCCCTTATATTACCATACCCATAATCAGATGTATAGAATCTCTTTCTCTGTGTGAGAGTGAAAGCATTACTAATAACATCATTAAACTCTTTTAACTTCTCCTTATCTTTCAAACTATTTTTGATAATGGATATCATCTTTGTTTGCCTCTTCATTTTTTTAGAGGATGCTTTATTGTCAGTAAGAGGTGTATTATTATTTAATATAGTAAACCTATCATGAAGGCGATGAAATGCTTCGTTATGGAGCAGGGGAAGGAACTTACTATCCGTTAGACCTTTATACCTTATGAACGGTTTAAGACCATCATACTGGGACGCAGAGGTCGTAGAACCATACAGAGAAGTGGTCTCAAATAATGCTATATCTTTTTCAAATACTTTACTTACTTCTTCTCTTGCAAAATGAGATACACATAATAATGCAAGTAACTTACCTCCAAGATAATTATATCCAAAAGGTTGAGATGGAACAATAGCAAACCCCATACATGTATGACGATTCAAAAGAGAAAGATTTGCTGGTTTTCCTAACCATTGATTTCTTGGTTTAGAATTAATAACTGGTGAACCAAATCTTATAAACCCTACTATCTTCTGACTATTCTTTTCNTATACTATCCAACGTAATTCTCTACCTGGTATATTATGCTCAATGATATGTGAAGATGTTGCAGTTAAAAGTTCGTGATAATATGCTTGAGGAACTGATTGTTGAAATCTATCCCCAACAAACTTAACTTCAAAATCCATCTCATTAGGAGGAATATCCTCATTAAAGAATTCATCCTTTAGAGAGAATAATGAAGTTCCTTTTTGTTTAACTGCTGCTTCTTTAGTAAGACGAATGTAATCCTCAATAGTTTTAAATCGTCCAAAGTAATCAATAAACTGATCAGCAGCCCAAAGAGCATCTGACTCACTTATTATCATAATGTAGGTAGTTTAATATTCTTGGCTAAACCAAGTCTCTTTAATAATACTATGATATACCAAGTCAAGTCAAACTGACCTTGTAAACCATGTTTTGCTGATGAAGGGTATGCATGGTGATTGTTATGCCAACCCTCACCAAATGCAATCCAACCTAATAAAGTATTGTTCCGTGAATTATCTCCTGTATCAAATGGTTGTGTTCCCCATGTATGAACAACAGAATTAATACACCAAGTCAAATGATATACTACCATTATTCTAACTGGTATACCCCATAATACATAAGTCCATCCACCTAATAAAAAGAGAACTAAACCTAAAGGAATTTGTAGGGATAGGAACCACTTATCCAACCATCTATAATATGGATCTTTTCTTAAATCTGCAGAATATCTACGAACTCTTTTCTCACCAGGTACTCTAAACAACATCCATCCTATATGAGCCCACCAAAATCCCCTATTAATATTATGAGGATCAAGTCCTTTATCAGACCATTTATGATGTTGTCTATGTAACCCTACCCATTCTATTGGCCCATACTCCGCACTTAATGCTCCACAAGTTGCAAAGAATCTTTCTAACCATTTAGGAACTCTCAATGATCTGTGAGATAATAACCTATGATATCCTAAAGTTATACCAAGACATCCAGTAACCCATCCCAAAAATATCATTAAAAAGAATGCATCCCAACTAGTAAATTGTAATGCATATAATGATAGCAGATGAATTGCTATAAAGAATATGATTGTAGGCCACTCAAGATTTTTCATCTACCTCCAACCAAATAATGTAATCATCAGGATCTAAACCAGTGAGATCTATTTGATCACGACGAAAATCACCTGTTGGAGGAGGAACTAAAGGACGATATTGACCTCTTGGATATCTATCTATCAATGCTTCGACTGCTGTATCAAACCATCTATTCATAGATTTTGCCATAGCACGATATGATGAACCAACATATAGTTGTCCGCTTACAACAGCAACAGTTGCTGCACCCCAGAAAATATAATAAAATCTAGATTTCATTTGTGCTCTAATTTTTTCACGTTTGTTAGTCATTTGAATTTACACTCCACCATAATTTCTGTTAAGCATGCAAGAATATTTATTTCTTGGTCGGCAACGAACGCAATTTGGTATTGGTACTTCGCAATAATAAGAACTGCTGCAGGGATTGTATTAGGAACCAAGGTGTTATTAAGAGCATCGTAGACACGACGTAGAAGAACAGAACTATCGTTGTCCAAATTACTAACGACCCACTTTCTAACTTCTGGAAAGTTCTTTTCCTTAAGATTCTTAACGAGATCATTTACACTAACGTCCGAAAATGTTGCAAGTATACCACTATCTATCTTACCACCAACAGCATATCTCTGACATTCATTTAAGATTCTTCTCCAGTCTGGGAAGTGCTTATTAATAAGTTCAGCAAGAACTTTCTTATCTGCTTCAATCTTTTCTTGATTTAAAATAGTGACTAATCTTCCGAAGAATTTTGCTGCAATCTCCTGTTTAAGTTTACCCTGAATACCAAACTCAACCACAGCACATCTCGAATGGAGGGGTTCAATGATTTTATTTTTGTAGTTACAAGTGAAAATGAATCTACAGTTGTTGGCGAACTCCTCAATACTCGCTCGAAGAAGGAGTTGTACGTCGGAAGTGGTATTGTCTGCTTCGTCGATGATGATGACTTTATGTTTCGAGTCACTGCTAAGAGAGACTGTAGATGCGAAGTTCTTGGCATTATTCCTAACCGTGTCAAGAAAACGTCCTTCATCCGATCCATTAATGACATAATAATCTACACCTAACTGATTACATAATGCTTTTGCTACAGTGGTCTTTCCAACACCAGGAGGCCCTGAAAGAAGCATATTCGGTATCTCACCCTTGTCAAGAAAATCTTTAAAGGTCTTCTTGATATTTTCTGGGAGGATACATTCGTCAATAGTTTGAGGTCGATACTTCTCAACCCAAATAAAGTCACTCATAGATTATACCCACCAAGGTTTTCTAGATGGGTCACGAAGGTAATTAGATGCAACCCAAGGTTTACTTCTAATATATTCTTTGTAAGCAGTAAAAGTACTAATAAGTGTATTGTGTTTAAAAACATCAGGCATAGCACGAGCAAAAGATGTTGGTCTGTCCATTGTAAATGGTATCATATTACCCGCTTCAAGTATAGTCTTCTCACAACTATGAACTTTTCCATAGCGATGAGTATATTCATCACATAGTGCCACACCATGAGCAACTAACCACCATGCATTTATGATAGATTCATTTGCCCATGCTGTACAAGGATGATTACGAAAAGCACCCTTCTCTGTTTTGTATGGTGTGCCATCTACTTTATGCAACTCACCATAACCATGACCCCACTTGTCAGAGCAAACAATAGAAAGCATTTGACATGTTTCTAAAGGCATCTTAACAACATGCTTATCTGGCAACACTTGTGCAGATACAGTTGGTGAGGG